ATACCATTGTGTTGCCACTTTTTAGTAAATCCGATTTCGTCTAATTCTGTTTCTGCTAAAGTATATCTTGACGTAAAGCTAACATCGTATTGATAAGCTGTAGTCACCGTAACTGCCGAGTTACCAGTTCCAAAAGTAGTTTCAAGCTCTGTTTCTGTAAACGTTGAAACAATTAAGTCTTGGTATCCAACACTATCGTTACCAACTGTAAGAACATCGCCAGTAGTTAATGTAGCTAATTGGTTAGTGTTTGCAGTTTCAAACGACATAGAATTGGCGTTAAATGTAATCGTTTGTGTTACTGAGTTATTTGAAACTCTGTTTGAAGGGATTTCAGCTTCGCCGATCCAAGAACCGCTAAAGCCACCCGCAGTAACCCAAGCTACTTGTAATGAGTTACCAATATCGCCAGGATACTTTGCATCGAATGCACCATACACTGTATTGTCTGGATCAATATCGTTGTTTGCAAATCGTACAATATTTGTACCAGTTGCTGTTGCAGACCCGTCATCTGCTCTTACGACAAACAAAGCATTAGAATATGCTAAAAAGTCTGCTGCCGTGAAAAATGTTTCGTAGTTATCTGCGGTCGGTTTACCGAAGCGGTCAACTAAATCATTTTCCGATGTGATGAGAATCGGATCATTAGTCGGACCCCATCTAAATATTCCAGCAATGGCCGCGGGTGGAGTTGTAACGCCAGGTACTGCCTGACTCGCATCCACTTCACGAACAATGACTGAAGGACTTACGGAAAAAGCCATGTTTTTCTCCTTTATTAATTAGAAACGCGTTTTCAATATATCACTGTTTCTATTTATAAAATTTCCAATTTACTTTATTACGAGCTTTTTCATAGTCTTATCCCATCGTCATCGAAAGATGTATCATCTCCAATGTCTACGAAACCAAATGGCAACATTTCTTCTTCAATTTGCTCTTCTGTCTTTTCTCTTAACCTTGTTAAGGTATTTATATCAGTCATATCTTTAAAGTAAGCTTGCTCTGTCATCCAAGCAAAGAGTACTAAATTCATAACTAAATCATCATGAAAACCTGATTCTGCCTCATATGAGTTAGCTTTTTTAGAAAACCTACTCAATTCAGCTATTGTATCATAATCTCTAATCAATAGTTGTTGTTGCTCAACTAACATTTTAAGCATAGAACAGCCTGTACCCTTTACAAGTTTAGTTGTTCGTATTCCACTATCTACGTTTTTACCAAAGCCGCCGCTCAAAACCTTACCACTCCTACCAGAGTTTTGTGTATAAAGTAGATTTTCGTATCCATAATCAATATGCAATACATCTACAACCTGTTCGCCGATATCGTTAATTTCTACTAAAATACCTGCTGTATTATATATTAATCCTACTCTGTGCAAAACTGAAGCAAAGTCAATAGGTCCAATAAAATTATCTCTAAACACAGCTACTTGTCTGTATGGCATTTCTGAAATATCAAACACAGTAAATGTTGAATAGTCTAAACCTTTACCTCTTGCAACGTCTGCAGTTATAACATATTGTTTGGATTTATCAGCGACTTCGTATTGAAGTAAACCTTCGTTTGAAGCAATTGGAAGATCGTGCGCTAGAGTTTTAAGTGCAGGTCCACTAATTAAAGTACCTGAACTGCCTAAAAATTCACACTCGTATTCTTGAGCAAATTTTGCTTCGTCATGATCTAATGCTTCAATAGTTTCTTTTTTCCATTTTTCGTCTCTACCCGGAACATCGTACCACATAACCTCTTCGTATTCATAACCATTGGTTCCCTCTTTGGCGCCTTTGCAAGTTTTCCAAAAATGGTTTAAACCATTGGGCGTTGAAGTCATTAAAAGCTTTGTTGACTCACCAGACGAAATAGTAGGATAAACAGATGCGAAAAATTCGTCGTACCCTTCAATAAATGCAACCTCATCGAGATATAGAAAATTAACAGACTTACCACGAATTGCTGATGATGATGTCGTTCCCGCAAGAACTTGACAACCATTTTCAAGCGCTATGTTTCCTTTGTTCCATTCTTCAACCCCTTGCTGCAGCCACTTCGGTAATGCTTCATAAGCTAATTTAACGCGAGCCATAACCTCACGTGCAGCGTCACCTTTGTTAGCCAAAATAGCAACTGTTTTAAATTCATTAAATAAAATATAATGTAAAATAACAGCAACCGCAGTTGTGGTCTTACCAGACTGACGAGCTGTTAATACAGCCATTCGTCTATTATCTGTAATTTTTTTAACGATACTTTTTTGGTAATCGTACATTTCAAATGGCACTAGACCTTTATCAACGTGAACAATTTTAATATACTCTTTGGAAAAATAAACTGGATCATTGGAACATTTTAAATATTCCTTAATAAGTTCCGGGGTAAATTCAATTTCCTCTTGTACTTTTTTTAGATGTGAGTTGCCGAGATAACCATCACCCATCATTATCACCTTTAATCAATTTAAGCAGGTCAGCAGTTGACACAATTAAATTATTATTTACAGTATTTGTTTGCGCTGCTTCTCTAGGCGCGTTTATTTCTTCTTGAGCAAATTTCTTTTTAGATGAAATATCAGCAAAATCTTTGTTGGCGTCAAGCATTGTTTTCATAAGAGTAGACACAACCTCAAACGCTCTTGGCTGCTCAGATTGTTTAGCTATTTCTAGCATTTCCTGCATAGCATCTTGACCTGTGGCGATAACACCTTGGATATTAGTACGAACAGTATCTAAATCTCTAAGATTTTCATCATCTTCCGCCGATATTACAACCGGAGGATTATGCGGTTCAACATATTCTATTTCTGTTGAGATTTCGTTTTCATCTATTTCTGACATAGGTCTGATGCCTAGTGCTGAAGAAATTTTATCATCACTCATTATACATCCTCAATAATTGTAATAATTCCCCAATCATCGTCAAACTCTACTTGTTGATATGGAACAGTATTTGCAGATGCTGGGGCTGCTATTGTTACGGTTGGAGCTGTTGAATAACCAGCCCCTGGGTTCGTAATATTAATTGCAGATATGTCGCCAGACGGAGATACCGTCGCGCTGGCAGTAGCTGTTATAGCTGCAGCAGGGTCGATAGTAGTATTTGCCGTTAGGTAAAACTTACCAGGGTTTGTAATGTTAACAGCAGTCACCGTACCGTCCGTTAGAACGGCAGTTGCAGCGGCTTGGAAGTCAGCAGGGGTGCCGTTTGGATCGGTAATAGTAATTATAGTGTTTGCGTTATAGTTTGCACCAGGTGTCACTACGGTCAACCCAGTAACGACTCCGTCAGCTACCTGGACTGTTGCTGTAGCTATTTCTTTCTCAAAATTACCAGTAAAATCAGATCCGGTTTGAGCCGTGGTGGGTACTGTGTATGATCCAACAGCCGTAAGACCAGTAATTTGGTCAATGATTACGTTATCTATCGCACCTTTAAATGCAGGCGTTGCTCCACGTTGACCCGCAATAACTTCAATACCACCACCTAGAATGAACCCTTGTGGTGCGTTTCCACCGAGGTCTACCACACCATTGATTAACCATCTTGCTGTACCGCCAAAGTGTTCTAATCTGACGTGATTCCATTGGTTTAAATTAAGAACTTCAGGTGTACATCTAATTGGCGGGCTATTAAAATTTGGTCTGTAAACGATTTCTGAGTCAGGCTCTATTTCAATTCTCATTGTCGTGGTATTCCAGTGGATAACGTTATGAACGCCTGAAGCTGGAACTTCTTCTGGGTAAATCCAAAACTCAACCGCAAAGCCTTGACCTGCGGTGATAAGGTTTGTCGCCATTGTGTGAATTAAAACTTCATCTGTGTCTGCGTCAAAATACAAAGCATCGTCGCCAAATTTAATATAGGGTGACTTAGCAGGTGGATCTGGAATAGTTACCGTAGCTGAATTATAATACGTTCCAGACTCAGTAACAGTAAACGAATCAATAGCTCCACCGGCGCCTGTTACCACACTGGCGGTAGCTGTGGTTACTGGGCTGTCTGGTTCGTTAATAGTAATAGATGGTACTGATGAATAATATCCACCGCCAGTGTCAACATTAATTGCTGAAATAGATGTTCCGGTAATAAGAGAACTAATTACAGCATCAACCGTGGATGGCGAAGAAATGTCAACAGTGATAACATTGTTTGCGTTATATATTTGAC